TGACGGACTTCTCGGGCGTGGCTGCGCTCCAGATCGGGCGCACCGAGCGGCTGAACCGGGTGGTGACCTTCTACACGCTGGGCATGCCGCTGCAGAACGCGCTCGATGCCGAGGGCTTCGGCGATGTGATCCTGCCCGAGGAGGAGGACGCGGTCGTCAGCGGGGACAAGCTGCTGAACGGTGCGCAGTTCCAGGGCGCTATGGTCATGGTCGAGAAGGTGGCCGCAGGGCTCATCCCTCGCCCGTCTGCGGTGCAGCTCCTCATCGAGGGCCTGGGCATCGAGGCGACCAAGGCAGAGGCCATCCTGGCCGACGCAGGCGCAGGGTTCGTGCCCACGCCTGAGCCTGGGGCTGCGCCACCGCCCGAGGTACCGCGCGCCCTGGGCGAACCCCTCCCATGGCAGTCCCGCCGGTCCCTCGCGGGCACGACCGAGGAGGAGCGCGCGACCTACTGGCGGACCTGGGAGCGCTCCATCCGCGGCCCGGCAGAGCGGCGCCTGGCACTCGAGGTCACGCGAGCGCTCAACAAGAGCCGCGATCGCATCCTCGAGCGCCTGGAGCAGCACGGGTCCGAGCTGACCGACGAGCGCGCAGCCACGGGCGAGCACCAGCGCGACCTGGCCGCCGAGGTCATCGCCAAGATCCTTGCCTCCGACGCTGAGGGCAAGGCCCTGCTCGATGCCCTGCAGCCCACGCTACAGCGCATCCAAGAGTCCGCCATGAAGGCGCTGGCGAAGCAGCTCAGCACGAGCACAGCCAACTCGCAGGCGCTCGGCGACGCGGCCATCCGCGAGAGCACCGAGAAGATCGTCAAGACCACGGGCGATACCGTCGAGCGCCTCATCCGTGAGGGCTTGAAAAACGGCGACAGCATGACCAAGATCGCCGACGCCATCCGCCGGTCAGGCGAGTTCGCTCCGTCGCGTGCCCTGACCATCGCGCGCACCGAGTCGACCCGTGCCGTCAACGCCGGGAGCGTCGCACAGATCGCCCACGCGCAGGACGAGGGTGCTGCGGTCACCGGCATCGAGTGGCTGTCGAGCCGCGACGGCCTGGTCCGCGATGCGCACAAGGCGCTCGACACCGTCAACGGCGGGGTCACTGTCCCCATCGGTGGGGAGTTCGAGTTCAACGGCCACAAAGCGCGGTATCCTGGGGGCTTCGGGGTCGCGGCTTACGACATTAACTGCCGCTGCACCGTGCTACCGGTGCTGGAGGACTGAGCAATGGGACAGCGTGTGCTACCACCGAGCGAGATCCGCAGCCTGCGCATGCTGGGTGGCCAGCGCAACGGCAAGGCCAGCGCGGGGGAGGCCGTGCGCTTCGTCGCGTCCACCGACCGGGAGGCGCGCGACGGCGATGTCATCGACCAGTCGTCCTGGATTCTCGGCGACTACCGAGCGAACCCTGTGATCCTCTGGGCACACGACGACAGCCAGCCGCCGATTGGTCGCGCGGAGCTCGTCGACGTGGTCGACGGGCAGCTCGTGGTGGACATCGTGTTCGATACGGCGAGCGAGCTGGGGTCGCAGGTCGCCCGCCAGGTGGATGAGCAGTTCCTGAACGCCTTGTCGGTCCGCTGGCGCTCCCGCGAGATCGTCTGGCGGGACACGCTCGAGGAGGGCCATCCGTACTTCAGCAAACAGGGCGTGGTCTACCGGCAGAACGACCTGCTCGAGGTGAGTGTGGTCCCCGTGCCGTCCGATGCCGGAGCCCTGGCCCAGCGTGGCCTGCCCGAGCCCGAGGCCTCGCGCATGACCCTGTCCGAGCTGCGGGAGTGGGTGGACGCGCGGCCCGTGAGCATCACGCCGGAGCACATCCGCGCGGCCCTCGAGTCACACGCCGTGGTGGCAGCGTTCGCCGCTGCACTGACCGCCCACCCCGAGGCCGTGCAGCTGCTCGCCGAAGGGGTGTTCGGTGTTGAGCCTCCGCTCGACGAGGACGACGACGACGCCACATCCTGGTTCGGTGTCGAGGACGACGACGACGACGACGGCATGCCCTGGGGCTGAGCAGCCCTGACCGCAGGCCTTGACAGGTGCAGGCGAATCGTGTAGCTCTGTGGGTGTTAGGTGTTGGGCGCTGAGCCCGATCCACAAACACCCATGGAGTGCGCAATGTCTGTCGACTGGACAAACTCGGATCGCGCGATCAACCTCGCAAACAAGGCGGAGGTGACCGACGCATTCGAGAGTCTCCGCGTTGCCGCCAAGACGCTCGCCGCCCAGGACAAGCTCCAGGGTGAGACGCTCGCCACGATGGCCAGCCAACTGACCGAGGTGGTTCGGCAGCAGAGCGAGATGGAGATCGCTACCCGGCAGATCGGCACGGTGGGCGGGGTCGCCGAGAAGGAGCTGACCGCTCGCTACGCCACGCCCAAGGGTGACGGCATTCGCCTGGCCCGCACGGTGGAGACCGTGGAGCTCGGTGGGAAGGCCATCAAGGTCGCCCGTCCCGGCCTGCTCGACGACGACCACCGCTCGGTGGCGCAGGACCGCCTGCAGCGCGCCGTGTCCCGTCGGGCGCTGGCCCGCATGGTCATCAAGGACGGCAACACGCCGAACCTCGATACCGAGGTGGCCGAGGCGCTGCTCGACATGCCAGCCGGCATTCGCGATCAGGTCGCCCGTGCCGTCTACGACAACGATTCCAGCTTCGGGTACGTGACCCCGGCCCCCATCCTGGCCAGCATCTTCCGGACCTTCGCGGTGCCGTCGGTGGTCGAGCAGCTGTTCGAGGTCGTGCCGGTGTCGGCGAACACCTGGACGCGGCCCAAGGAGTCGGCCCGCGCTCGGCCCTACATCAAGGGCAACATCAGCACCGACTCGCCGCCCAGCTTCACGGCCTCGAGCCCGACCGTGGGCCAGAGCTCGATGACCATGACGGGCCTCGCGGCTCGGGTGTTGGTCGATGAGGACCTCGTCGAGGACAGCGTGATCCCCATCCTCGCCTGGATGCAGAACGAGATGCAGATGGCGATCATCGATGGCCGCGAGGACGCCATCATCAACGGCGACACGACCGCGACCCACCAGGACGACATCAGCCTGTGGAACATCCGCTCTCGCTGGGGCTCGGGTTCGCTCGGTGGCTCCGCGGCTCACCAGCGCGCCTACCTCGGGCTGCGCGCCCGGGCCTACGATGCGTCCAACACCACGGACCAGACCGCAGCCAAGACCTACGCCGGGTACCTGACCGCTCGGGCGAAGCTCTACGAGCGCTCGGTCGGCAAGCTCGTGAACATCCTGAGCCCCGAGTACTACATCGTGGCGTCGGGCTTCTCCGAGATGCTCACGCTCGAGAAGATGGGCAACAAGGCCTCCATCCTGACCGGCCAGGTGGCGGCTCTCGGCGGAGACCCGGTGGTCATCTCGCGGTTCGTCTCGGCGGACCTCGCGACCACGGGCCTCTTCACGAACACCGGCAGCACGACCGGCTTCCTCATCGTCGATGCGAGCGCCTTCCAGATGTACGTCCGCCGGGCTGCCCGGTACGAGATGGAGCGCAAGATCGAGAGCGGCCACTACGCGCTGGTCTGCTCGGATCGCTCGCTGTTCGACAGCGTCGAAGCGGCCACCGTCAAGAACGTTCACTGGTCGTTCAACCTCTGATCGCCAAACACCTCAGGAGTACCGACCATGTCGACACCTTTTGCACAGGTCATTGACCTCACGATCGACGGCGGCGATGAGCGCGAGGTGGCCCACGGCTACCCGACGACTTGCCGCCTCGTTGGAGCGTACTTCGCGCCCGCGACCACGCTCGCCGAGCACGCCGACAACCACCAGACCCTCACGCTCAAGAAGGGCGCTGGCGGCACGGCGGTCGGCTACATCACGAGCGACACCGGCGACACCTACTCGGCGGCCTACACGAAGGGCACGGTCCGCACGATCGTCATCACCGGCAGTGGCACGAACATCGAGTTCGCGGCTACCTCCAACCTCGAGATCGTGGTTGCTGAGGCTGGCACGACCGCAGCCCTCGACGGCCAGCTGACCCTCCTGTGGCAGCCCATCCGATGAGGCTGGTGCTCCACGCCTGCGGGGTCGGTGGGGCTCCCTACCGATCCCAGACCATCACCGAACAGTGGTGGCCTGGCGAGGAGCGCGACGTCAGCAGCGAGGAGGCGGCCTACCTGCTGTCGACCTTCCCCACCTGTTTCGCTGTGGTGCTGCGGGAGCCTCCTCCTGCAGTGCCCGAGGTGGTCACCCGCCCGGCTGAGGGTGTCGACCGCATGGAGCGAGCCCCATCGAAGCGCAGGCCAGCCAAGGGGAAGTGAGCCGTGGCAGTGATCACCCAGGCAGAGGCGCGGGTCTACCTGCCGGGGATCTCGGCGGACGACTCCAACGTGGCCGAGCTCATCACGCGGGCGGACGCCATCCTCGCCGCATGGTGCGGGTACGAGGCCGCGACCGAGACGGGTGCCCCCACCTTCGAGGATGTGTCCTGTACGCGCTACCTGCCCGGCCCTGGTGGCCGTGACCTGTGGCTACCCGTGTGGCCGGTCGCGTCCGTG